TTATCATGTGCATAGCCAAAACGACCTTGTTCGCCTTGATAAATCGCCCAATCCACACCTTGATCTCCTTTTGCAGCAAATACATTTAAAGGCATAAAAAAGAGAGCGACGAGCGCTCCTGCTAAAATTTTCTTTTTCATTTGTTTACTCCTTTTCTTTTAAATTGTAGGCTGAAACGCCAGTTACCACACCTAAAAAAGTTGCAATTGCATTGATAGTTAACACTGCCATATCTGTTTGCTGCCAACCGTAGGCTTTGCCTAGTGTGGCAACCAAAACAGAACTTGCAGGGAGCACAGTGAGCACTCCCCACTTGATGATTTTGTAATACTTGTCTGGTAAAATCATAAATTAACCCCCTAAATATTTTGTAAACAAATAGACAACTACTGACACACCTATGCCAGCAATTGTCCGCCAAGTCCATTTTTGATTTTCTTTTATTTCTTTGATATCTTCCACATTATTTTTAGCAATAGAAAAAGCATGATCAGCCTTTTCTTTAGCATCTTCTGTTTTTTCTCTTAGCAATTCGTAATTATCAAGCTTTGTCTCGATACGTACAAGACGTTCTACCATGTCCTGAACAAGTTCATCTTTCACATAAATTTCCTTCTTTTCTATAATATTTTCACTGCTAATACAGACTTTATTCCTGAATTAGCAATCATACCTGCAAAATTAGTTTCTACAATAGCATTTATTTCATCACCTTTGGCTAAAGAAGCGATGTAAATTCCTGTCGCATCATTTCTATTTTTTAAATAATCGGCACCGGTTCCCCACAGTCTGCTTTGCCCTGGAGCGCGCGTGCCATTTTTTAGTACATTTAGATAGTAGTAGCCATTATGGTTAGCTGAAAACTGAACCCAAACTTGCATCACAAAACAATAAATACCGTCCTCCTCAATAACGATTTTATGAGTTGAACTATTTACGCTTATAGGTTTTATATCGGTAGTATAATAAACAGTATTTCCGACTCCAACCTCTTTGTTATTTGGAGCCGTTACGTTAGAAATTTGGCCTTCTATGCCATCAATTAATGTTACAGGAAGATAGCTTTTCTTAATTAATTGCCCTATTTCAATAAAATTTGCGTTTAAATCATCTTGTGCATTTAGTTGACCACGTTCAAAATTTGTTTTCATCTAATTCGACCCCTTTATTTTAATTTGCACACTTTTATTTCCTTCGTTTAATAAATATACAAACGGACTGACTTCACTTATTTTAGGCGCTGACATTTTCCAATCGGTAGGCACTTTCACCGTAATAGCATTTTTTTTTGGATAACCGATTCTATTCGGTATAGTTTCTGGAATGTCTCCTAACCAGTTCTCCTCTCCTAAAGGTGTAATACCAAAACCGTTTATTAAAGCCAATACTTCAACCATCGGGTAATCAAAAGGTAAATCGTTTTTTGTGAATAACAGTTGATCTGGTGTTAAACTTGTGATTTGTTTCTGTAGATTTAAAGCTACATCGCCCTCCATCGATTGAGAGATACTCTCTAAAAACGTCTGCCAATCTGCCTGTGCTTGTTGTATATACTCGTTTCCCTTGGTAAGGATTGCTTGCATATCTGCTTCAAATTTTACTTTTTCATCTTCTGTGTATTGGTTCATCTTATCAATAATCGCTTTTAATAGAGCTGTGTATTGATCTTCTAACCCTGAAACATTGACTTTTTGAAACGGCGATGAATAACCGCACACTTTCTCGTCTGCCCGTTTATCTGTGATTAAATCGCCTGTAATACTAGAAACATTTCGGGGCACTCTTATTGTGGCTAACTGTAGCTCGTAGACATCCGATGTACGGGTTACTGTCGTATCGTTCTTTTTAACAGCTAAAAATACATCACGTACACTTTTATCCATTCGAACCACAATACTGTCTGTTCTGTCTTGCGTGCTGCTTGCTACGTCAATACTTAAAGCTTTCGCACTACTATTTAAGAAAACTTTACCGGTAAATGAATAACCTGAATCAACTTGTACTTTCATCCCGCCATTAGGACTGGCGGTAACTTTCAGTGCATTAGCTGTTGTCAGCGAAACGCCATAAGAAAAAAGCCCCTCAAAAAATCTTGAGAAGTCGCTGTCATCATACATTCTATCGCCATCAATAGATAGCCACGGAAAACTCCATTCCATTTGTTACCTCCTACTTCCTTCCTAAAACATCAAAAATAGTAGGTGTTTCTTTACCGAAAATCGGTTCAATAAAAAGACCTTTAGAATCATAGGTCTTTTTAATAGTTGTTATAGTTGATGTTTTTTTCAAGTTATATAAATTTGATTTAATAGTAATCGTGTCACCCAATTGATAATCTTCACCTAATTTAAACAATTTTGAACTTGTAGGAACTTCACCACTTAACGTCAAAATTCGTTTACGCTCTGAAAGCTTACTATTTCCTCGATTTTTTAAGGCTTCAATATATTGCGAATCGGTCAAAGTCACTTCATCTGTATTCTTTTGTAAGTCTCGAGCATCGACGTACAACTCTTTACGTTGCAGTCCCGTTTTATTATTTCCAACAACAACACTTTTCCGTTCAGTTCCTTCACCTTCACCAAAAACAATAGCAGTTGAAGATTCATCAAAGTTATTATTCTGATAACCCGCCTTGGTTAAGTTTTCATATTCATCTGAAAACTCGATAGTTCTAGAAACATCTCTACCTTTAAAGATGGTTAACGTATTGCCAGGTGCACCTAACTTAGTAGCCACCTCTCGTATCCCAAAGTCATAGGATGTGCAAAGCGTTTCAATTTCTTCGGCTACCACTCCATAGCTATTTTGATATTGAATAGAACTATTCCCTAAACTAGGTCGAGGGCCCAATCTTAAGTATTGAATTTTTCTTTTCGTATCTGAAGGATTTACCACTTCGTTATTAAGATGTTCCCACACAATCTGTTCTGGCGGCGCTGTTTTATTATATATTCGATAAACAATACGATCTAAAGCCTTACCTAACAGCGATTTTCCTGATACTTTTATTTGTGCTGTCGCTTGATCGTCAACCACTACAGCATCAATATAGAAATACAGACCTTCCATATAAATAACAGTGTCTGGAATAAACATTTTTATATTCGTTGGTGTTAAACCCACAAACAGCTCAAAAGTCGAATAGCTATAATAGTTAAGATTAACCGTTAAGCTTTTGAAACCATCGAAAACTTTTTCGGAAATAAAATTCCATTGGTTATTTACATCCTGCGTAAAAATCTCTAATTCCATTACACACCGCCTACCAACGGCTGAAAGTCAAGTTGTACAATTACATTCCCAATACCTGTAGTAGCCTTTACTTGAAAATAGTTATCGCCTTTTTCAAGCTGCAAAAAAGTAGAATTAGAATCTCGCAATGGCATAGCATTAGTTTCAACTCCATTAGGATCTGTCATTATCGCTTCTTTCTGCCCTCGAGTAGTAACTAATTTAAATTTAGTACCTGCCTGAAAGGAGCCTTTAAAACGGAAAAACTCTTGAGTAATTACATTATATACTTCTGGATCTGTCGCTTCTGCACCCAAAGAAAAATAAAACGTACCACCTACTGACACATCACCATCATTAGTTACTGGTACAATTTCACCACTTTTTAGCGTAGCAAACTCATACCCTTTAGTTATTTCTAACGGCCACGTATGTTTTTTCGTAGCAACAGCTAAAGGAATTAGCGTATTATACTTGCTCATATCTGACCAATACGGGTCTAAAGCTAAAAAAGTACAGGTAAAGACCTGCGTAATATTTTTAGCAGGATCAGGTAAATCTGGCGCTTTGACTACTAAAACATCAATTTGAAATTCATGATCAAACATCCTATAAATTAAAGTGCCAGCTATTTTAGGATTTAACGTTTTTATCATCTCATGCTGTAAATTGAAAAGATCCTTTGTTCCTTTAGCAATTATTTCACCTTTTATCGTTAAATCGCGCTTATCTAAACGCTCCGAAACTTTAATAACACCATCTAGTCCATATTGTTCTTCTGTTATGATCTTATTTTCAACAGCTCCGAATCCTGTTTTACTTTTAACGGTAAAAGGTGGTTGAACACCGAAACTAATCAAAGAACCTTCCGAGTTCTTGTATATAAGTTCGTACATCCAACCTACCTCCTATCTTCTCAGTGTTGCAAGGTCCTGCAACTTATATTTTGTTTCTCTTGCAATTTCTCTAGGCGTTAAAGGCTCGGGACTTGTAATATATTGTGTAACATTGATATCTCCGTCTTTTTGTTCAGCCATTACACCTCTCACTGCAGTTTCAACATATCCTAACAGCGTGTCAATCGGTGCGACAGCCTCAGCTCCTGCTTCTCCACCTATCATTGCGTTATTTCCGTTCATGCCAAATATGGTAGGTTGCGTCATGATACCACCATCTTTGTACCACTCTATGCCCAAGCTTGGTATTTTACCTTTCAGTAAGTCACCCGCAGACCAACCCGCCGGACTGATAGAAAAGTGTGGTAGAGGAATTTTCGGCCAACTAATATTAAAGTTAAAGAACCCTTTAATCGCATCGACTACACCTTTTACGAGATTCTTAGCCGCGTTCATGGGTCCATCAATAGCATTTTTCACGCCGTTAAAGATGTTTGAAACAGTCCCCGTAATGCCACCCCATACATTAGATATGGTGTTTTTAACAGCATTAACAACATTGGTTATTACTGATTTGACCCCTTCCCAAATGGAAGAAACCGCATTTTTCATACCATTAAATAGATTTTTAACGGTGTTCACCATAGCACTTACTATGTTAGAAACGGTTGATTTAATACTATTCCAAACAGTAGATGCTGTATTTCTAATTGCGTTAAAAATGTTTGTAATTGAATTTTTTAAAGCATTAAAAATATTTATCACTGTGTTTTTAACAGAAGTAACGATATTGGAAATAGTCGTTTTAATACTATTCCATACACTAGAAGCCGTGTTTCTAATGGCATTAAAAATGTTTGTTATCGTGTTTTTCATAGTATTAAATATCGGTGTAACAAAGTTAAGGATAGCCTGCACAACATTAGAGATTGTTGTTTTAATAGCATTCCAAACGTTAGTTGCTGTGTTTTTAATTGCGTTAAAGACATTAGTAATCGTCGTTTTAATAGCATTAAATATAGGAGTGACAAAATTTTTAATAGCCGTAGAAACTGAAGTAACTGTATTTTTAATTCCGTTCCAAGCGATTGTTACAGAGTAAACGACAGCATCCCATATCTGTTGAAAGAAAGTTTTAAACGCATCAAAAATACCCTTAATAACTCCAATGAAACCGTTAATTATTCCTGTGACGGTATCACCTATTTTTTCCCATACACCGGTAGCAATTGCTTTTATGAGATCCCATAGATATTGAAAATACGCTTTAAAACCATCAAAAATACCTTTCCAGATATTAATTGTATTAACGATTATCGCCCCTACTACAGCGTATATTACATTCCACACTGTTTGTAGAAAATTCTTAATGCCGTTAAAAACGTTTTCTACTGTTTTTTTGAAACCATCAAATGTTTTCTTGCCAGCATCCGTGAATTTCTTCCAAATTTCTGAGACTTTAGCGGTAATATCATTCCACGTTTTTACTAAGCTATCTTTTAACCCACTAGCTGTTTTAACGATTGAATCCCAAGTTTGTTTAACAAAGTCGGCTACACTTTTAAATACCTTCAATGCGGTTTCTTTGACTGCATTCCATGCATTAATAACCACTTTTCTAAATTTATCATTTGTTTTCCATAAATAAATGACTGCTGCAACCAAAGCAACAACTGCAGATATTATTAAAACAAACGGGTTAGCATTTAGAGCTGCGTTATATATTCTTTGCGCTACCGCTGCCGCTTTGACAGCCGCTACATTTAGTTTAAAAGCTAAAGTAGAAGAACCTTGGGCTTTGCCTAATGCTATCGTTGCTGCATCTAAGCCTTTTGTTGCTAACTTAGAAGCAAACATTACGGTATTATATGCTTCTTGGGCAATTTTAATACCTTTCATAATACCTTTATACGTTATGAATGCCGCTCCTACTCCTACTACTACCGATTTGAGTGAGTTGAATAATGTCTTGTTTTTAGATATGGTGTTTGTAAATTTATCAAATGCAGGGATGACCTCGTTTACGATAACTTCACTCACAGCCCCTGATATGTCCCAAATCACCTCTACGATTTTTTCAATCGCAGGTAATACTACTGTATTTATTGTTTTAAATGCAGATTTAAAAATTTCTATCGCTTTAGGTACTACAGCTGTGAAAATATCGGCAAAAGTAATTGACCATGTACTAAATACTCCTGCCAATTTCGTAAATATCATAGACACTTGACTGCCCGTATCCTCAAAAATCCCTTTGATTTCAGGCAGTTCTTTTTGTACAATCTGAGCTACATTTTTTATAGCATCACTAATCCACTTAAAAGCCCACTGAAGATTCATCACAAAACCTGAATTTTGAATGCTGTTAAATGCATCCATAGCCGATTTTTGGAATCCCCCAAAGTCAGGTATAACTGCAGCTACCTTATCACCTAAGCCACTTAAGCCTTTCGTAATGCTTTGAATAATCGAAACAACCGTTCCTAAAATAGGGGTGCCTATTTTTGCTAAAAAGTCCTGCCACGCTTGTTTTAAGTTACCCATAACGTTTTCATATCCGTCGGCTTCGCGAGCAGCCTGTCCTACAGCTCCGGCTTGTTTAAGCATGTTGCTAGCATAATCTAAACGAGTAGCTTGTTTCGTCGCTTCATCTAAATTTTGCCAATCTTTTGTAGAACCTACTACTCCCTGAGAAATAGCAAACTGCGCCATTTGAGTATCATTTGCAAAAATCCCTATCGCTTCACCGGCTTCGTAGTTTCCTTTTAGAAACGAAGTAAGAGAACTTGAAGCATCTTCCAGTGAAACATCATAGAAAGCTGCAGCATCTGCCGCTAAGGTAGTTGCTTGCTCTGATTTCTTCATTGCGGCTTCTGTATCTAGCCCTAAACCTTTAAACATTGAAGTAATTCGAGAAAATGTCGGCTTTATACGGTTAGGTAGGATATTCATTTTTTTACCCATGCCATCTACCATTTTTTGTGCTAACGGTTCTAACTTACCAAAAACCTGGGTAAATTGTGCATTCAAAGCTTGTGCACTTGCCGCGGCTTCTACGCTTAGCTTCCCAAAATTAACGATTTTTTCTACGGCAAAAGCAGCACCAATTGCTAGCGCTGCTTTTTTAAAGAACCCCACTAATTTACTTGTTGTTGACTGTCCCTTAGATTCCGTCTCGTCCAAAGCCTTATTGGCTTCACCATTATCGACACCGATTGTACCAAAAAGCTTGAAAATTTCGCCCATTAAGACACCTCACCTTCTTTTCGAGGTTTAACAAATTGACTAGCAAAATCTAATGCTTTTTGTTGTTCTTCTTTTGTGGTAGATTTCGCTTTATTTTTACGTAAAGGTCTGTATTTTTGTTGTTCTTTAAATTCTTGTAAAGACTGCGTCATCTGTGTGTGCAACCACTGATTGTAGATTTTCTCTTCTTGTTCCACTTCTTGAACATAAAAAATAAATTCCATTAAGTCACACAAACGATAGGTACGAAGTAACGATATCGGATCTCCGTACCTTTTGAACAACAAATCTTTAATTCGGTGTTCGCCGTCTTTTATTTCAATAAGCTGGCGATAGAAGAGAAAAAATCAGCTAGTTCTGGTTTCTTAAAGAAATCGACTAATAAAGTCGTATACTCCTTTAATCCAAGAGCTGAAATTTCTTGTACGGAGGCGCCTGTTAACTCTGCTAAAAGTCCATTAATATCACTCTTAATATCTTTTAAGTTAAGCATGACTTTTTGCAACATCGCTGCGCCCATTTCAATGCCACGCTTAGTAGCTTCTTTGTCAGCTTTTTCTTTGGCTGCATCAATTTTTTTCTGTTCTGCTTTTGTCGGCTCTTTCGTTTTATGATCAAACAGCTCTACCTTTTCAGCAGATTCGATATTTTTTTCAAATAAATTGATAAACTCATCTTTTACATCAAGTTTTCCGACAATGGTTAGTAATGTAAATAAGTCATCACCTTTTAATTCACGCATTTCTAAAGTCATTTTATTATTCCTCCACGTAAAAAGGACGACTATCGAGCCGCCCTTTATTAGTATTTTTTTACTTTGCTGGGATTGTCACAGAAACAGCCGTACTCCACTCGGAACCGAAGCTGTGTTCATTTAAATAGGCTGCTTTTTCTGTATAATTTGAACCTTGTCCCACTTCGCTAAAGCCCTGAACATATAGAAAAATTTGATCGTTCGGCTTAGAGCTAGGTATATTTGCCTTTAGCAGCTTCCAGTTGTTTGTTTCACTGTAGCCCATCATAGTAGCTTGGCTAGGTTCCGATTGATTAGCACCGCTATAATGAATGACATAACTAGTTGACCCATCACTTGCCCATGATACTGAAATAGCCCCGTCTTCTTCAACAGTTGCCTGCACGTTTTTAGGGACTTCGGGACGTACGGGTACAGGATTATTTGAAGTCCCAGGGTAATAAATGCGGAATGGGAATTCATCATTTATTAGCTGTTCATAAGAAGCATTAGCTGTGATCTCCTGTTCAATTACTACCTCTTTGCCATCCTCTGTTTTAATTTCAAGTCCGCTTTTCACCAATCCGTTATCTAACGCAACGATGATAGGCTGTTTCGTTCCATTATGAATACCCACAACGGCCATGTTAGGGATATAGTCCCCTTCTTCTAAATAGCGTTTAGGTTTAATAATTTTATAACCAGCAGGTGCTTCATCTGTAGTAGCATCTGTCATCGTAGCATTTAATGATCGGCGTAAATTTTCTGCTGTTAATTCAATCAAGTTGGCTTTCATCGTAGCTGTGGCTGATTCAAGCACATTCAAACCTACTACGTCCATAATATAAGCACCGTCTACTTCCACTTTACGGTAAGAAAGTTCTGTTTTGATTTCTACACCACCAGAAGTTGCCCCCATGGGAATACCGGTAAACTCCTCTTTCTCTTTATCGTATTTAAAATCGGTAAATACTGTCGCAGAATCAATGACAAAATTGTCTGCGGTTGTTTTTGTATAACCTGTTTTAGGTAGTGCCATATTCTTTTTTCCTCCAATCGACCGCTACATAAAAGCGGACATTTCTTCTTTTTAACAGCTCTTCTTTTGTTGGTATTTTATTTGATCCTTGAAAACTAAAAATGAGATTTAGTTCTGGAGTTAGTACCCTTTTGTAACAAAGAGCTGTTTTTAACTTGTCTTCTAGAACAAGCAAGTTTAAAAATGAATTATTTTTGTCAAAAATATCAATATCCAGATAAAAACCATCTTGATTTCTACGAATAGGCTCGGAATCAAAATCAAAGGTGGCGTATGGATAGATGACCTCTTTTCGAGGATTCGTTTCTAAAAATGTTTCTGGGTGTATCTCTTGTAAGATTCTTACCAGCTCTCGTATAAACTCTTCCATCACTTATCCCCCTTTAAATGTAGCTCCGTATTCTTTCCCTAGAATTTCGATGACTTTTTCTTTATTCTGCCGAAACGCGTTTCTTAAAAACTTTTGTGGTTTCTGACCTCTTGTAAAATGCCATTCTCCATCTGGTCCCTCAAAGAACCATCCACCTTTACGTCCTGAGCCATTTTCAGCAAATTCTCCGGTTCCGAATTCAACATAAATGGCGTATTGTTCTGGCGAGCCGACAATGCCGACCACTTTTCCTCCAACAGCCTTAAGTTGATAGTCTATCCGGTCCCGCAACTGTCCTGTTTCAACTGGTGCACCAGACTTTGCAGCAGCTTTGATAATCATGAGGACTTTAGTCATCCCCCGTTCTGCCGTCGCGTCTAACTCTTTTTTTACCTTGTCTTTGTAGCTGATAAATTTAAAGTCATTCTTCGCCACTTAAAACACCTTCAAACTTCAAATAAATTTCATTGTGATGTTTTATGCCAACAGGATTATCGGAATACGTAATATCGTAATAACGATTTGTTTGATCAACCACTCGCATATTGTCTGTTATCCCCTCAATAAATTCGGGAATAATAAGAATGTGTGTAGATTCTTCTACAAATGCGTTCTGTTTCGTTGTTTCATCTGTTCCTGTCACCAAATCGATATATCCAGAAACTTCTTTAAACAAGCCCCAATCGTCAATAAGCCCTCCTAATCCGTCAGGCTTTTGGCCTTTGACCTCTTGTAGAAAAAAGGTTTGAGGTGAGTACATTATCCCCACCTCATTTTTTTATATTTATTTAAAAAACTGAACTTTGCTGCAGGAAAGCCCTCGATATTATCACTAGCGTTCACATCGTAATACGTGATAGACATTCTAGCGATAGATTCTGACTTAATGCCTAACTTTGCGCCCATCGATTTTTTAAATCGTAAAAGTTCTTCAATACCCATTTTAATATCTGCTGGATACTCTACTTTTGTAATAAAAGCACCAGAAAAAGAGCCCTCAAAAAAAGGCTCTTCAACATCTGTTTCCAGTGTCTTTTCTGTGATAGCTTCAACAGTTGTTAGGCAATCGTTTACTATAGAATTACTAATTTGAATCGTATCACCTACTCGTAAACCAAGAGGGTTATCTTTTAACACAATAGAATTACCCTTAAAAACAACATCCCTAAAGCGTATATGAACGTTTTGAAAATTATTATTGGTTAGTTGCCTAACTGTCTGTTCGAACGCGTCTAAGTCACTCTGAGTAACCGATGGGTCAATTTTTTTTGCTTCTTCAATGCTGATAATCAAGTTAACCACCTCCTAAGATGCAGGTGTACCTGTTACTGCAATAGAGGTTGTAAACGCACCGGAAGTAAATTCAAATGTCGCTTTACCTTCTGCAATAATTGAGCCATCAAATCCACCGTTTTTATTTTTAGTGATAGTAGCAACACTCTCATTACTAGATATCACTGTAATTGCTGAAATTACAGCTTGTGCGTTTGTGGCATCTACTGGATTAGCTGCAATAGTAAATGTCTTAGTTGCGCCTACTGCACCCGTCCATGTTTTCTGACTAGGCGTGATACCCGTTGCTGGATTAGTAGGCGTTACGCTTTTTTTACTGCTTTTAAAATAGCTACTTTATTTTTTTCAGGGATGTGTTTACCATATTTTCCAGCTCCCTGGATTGCTACTCCGTTAAAATCTTCGGAGTCAATAGCACGTGTTACAGAAATACCAACGCCCGCAATACCTACGCTATCCGCGGAAAATTGAGCCATTTCCCCAGTTTGTAATTTGCTTTCTGGAATTTCAACCAATACAAAACCTTTAAATTTATATATTGTTTGTTCATCAATGTTAGCACTTGAATTTTTAGTTGTTGTTGCTAAACCATTGTCTACTAAAAAATCATAAACATCAGGGTGAACATAAGCAACCCAAGCAAGAGACTTAGAAACTAAATTATTCACAAAAGTCTTATGCGCCGTTGAGAACAGCTTAGTTACTCCTTCACTGGTTAATTCAAACTGAATCGTTTCAGAGGCTGCATCAGATAATGCTTTACCTAATAAACCGTCGATATACTCAGCCCAAGCAATCGCTTGTTCCTCTAATCTTTCAGCTACTACTGCGTCAGCGTCATCGTTTACTGTGATATTATCCACTCCTTCGTGAATCGCTAACGGAGATTCATAAGGAACCGTTGTATCAATAGATTTAATTTCTTTACGTGGCCCAAAACGATTAGAGTTGCCAGTTCCTGTGCCAAACGCTACGTTTTCACCAGTGTTGTAGGGTTGCATTACCACAGGTGTATCTGAAGTTTTTAGCATCAAAAATGTGTCGCTATCTTTTACAGCATCCGACGTCTGCAACTCCCCTCCAAACGCACGTAAAAAATAAGATTTTTTCTCTGTAATTTTGGCTAATAAGCCTGCATATTGTTTCGTGTAAAATTTTGTAGCCATAAAAAATTCCTCCAATTACTCGTATTTTGATAAGATTGCTTCAAATGGATCTTTTTCGTTTGGTTCCTTCCCTTTTGGCAGTTTGTTATCAATTGGTTGATAGCCAGCTTTATTTTCAGTCTTTTTTTTCGACTTATCATCGAGTGTATCCTTCTTTTCAAAGTAATCAGGGATGGAAGCTTTCAAGTCTTTCACTTTACTTTCTAAGTCCTTCACATTCCCATCTTTGTCAAGTTCTAACTCACCTAATTTAAATAAAGCATAATCAATATCCTTAGCCCCTGCACTTTGTAATGCAGAAGATACTTGGCTATTGATTTTCAAATCTTTGTTTTCCTTTTCCAACGCGTCTGCCTTTTCTTTTAAATCAGCTAGTTCTTTTTGAACATCCGGATTGTCCTTTGTTTTAGCTTCTAGCGATTTTAAGGTTTTATTTGCTTCAGCTAACTGGCTTGAAAGATTATTATATTGGTCTTTTGGTACTGCATTTACAGGAAATTCTTTGTCAATTTCTTTATTAGCAGCCTCCATATCCAACGTACCATCTTCTTTCATATGTTTTGCTAAAATTTGTTTGATCCATTCCATCGTTTTCTACCTCCATAGCATTTATATAGCGGTCGCTGCCGCTTAGAGTGTCAGAATATACCGTCTGCTCGGTAGCGGTGCCCTTTTAACGTCATGGCTCCTGGACAAAATAAAAAGACTTATCAATAAGCAAGTCTTAACTCCTCATATCATCTAATACTTGTTGTTTTGCTATATCTAGCATGCCTAGCAGCGACAAACTTCCATTTTGACTGTAATAAGTAGTGACCTCTCCATTTGGCCGCTGTACAACAATTGTGGCCTGTTCAAAATCAGGCTCTTGGCTTGATACCCATTCGTAAAACTCTTCGTTCGTCTGCCCTCGCTCTTTTTTACGTTGGATATCTTTAATAGTTTGAACTTTTTTCTTCACGGGTTTTTCCTTTCTCAAAAATTCTTCGTAGTCTGCGTCTAAATGGTCGTAAGGATCTTCCATCTTATGGCCTCCTTTAGGTCCAAAAATAGCACCTAACCAGTTTTGGCTAGATGCTATTTTCTCTTACGTCTATCGCTTTTTGTACAATTTCATCAATGCTAATTTTTTTACGTTTTGGCACTTTGTAGTGCAAGTCTGACGTTGCGCCTTCGTTTTCCAGTTGATAGTCATAACTCTCGACATTATTAGAGATGTATTTACATATCAATCTATCTGCATAAGTATCATCTGCTAGCCCTAGTGTATTCTTGAATTCTGATAGAATCCCTTTATCCACAAATGGCAATTTCCCCCCAAAAGCTCCTATACCAATAATTTTTAACTGTTCATCGGTTGCTCTTTGCAAAGTCGGTACAAGCTCATTTAAAACCTCTTCTCTCATTCTATCGCCTCCAACTTCAAATATAGTGCTTCGTCCGTTTTGTTTACTGATATTATTTTAAACTTAGTGCTGGCGTTAAATAGGAACTCTTTCTCCTTTTCTCCATATTTCGAGATCTCTTCGATGTAGGCGCCAACTTTCGAGCCTTTCTTTACATCTATCTCATAAAATACTGGACTGCTTGCATTTTTTGCAAAGCTTTGAGCTGCCGCGCGATCTAACGAACTGCTTAAAAATGCTTTATCGAAAACACGTTCTGTGCCTGGAACTAATTCATCTAAATTATATACCACATCAGACCCACGGTAAACTGTAAAGTCCGTTTGTGCCGTATATCGACCCAGTATTTCTTGTAAATCCATCACCTGCAATTTGAGCTTATCTAAGCCTGATCCTGTAATCAATTTTTCTATATTTTCCGGATGCCTTAGGTAATAGTTCATATAATCACTACTTGCAGCATAATTAAAAATAGCCTCGTATTGCTCGTCTGTGATAATTTGTCGCCAATTTAAATAATTTTCGGTATTGTAGAATAGTTCATCTATCTCTTTTATTTCGAATAGGTTTTCTGCTAAAGCAGTTTTTAAGTCTTTAGGTACTTCTTTTAATCGTAAAATATCTGGGTTTTCAGCAAGGATTTTTTCTAGTTGCATAGATTTTTCTTCATATTCTGCTTCTAGAGCTTCCATTTCAGCTTCTGAAAGATGATCCCAATCCCCTAAATCGACACCCTCAATGAATTTTTTAAGGCTCATCGCTTTATCTGCTAAATCATCTGTGATTTCTCCCCTAATACGACCCTTAAACCAATCGTCGTAGCTTTTAAACTCCGACATCTCTTTAGATTCATTATCTTTTCTAAGTTCAGGGCTGATACCGTCGACAACTTCAATTGTTGTACATCGGCAATTCACATCTTCTGATGCTACCCCAAACATCCGCGGACCTTTTGCCGAATGCCCTCTAATGGTGAACTCTTCGTCTACATCAACCTCTTTACCGTCTAACTCTTGGTGGGTTCGGCGTGTATGTTTATCGATCGTGGCAAGCCATTTCTTTTTAATATTGATGCCTAGCTCTTTTGCTTCTTCATATCCTTTTTGGGTAGTGACAGACTGAGTACGTCCTGCTTCTGTTCTTGCAATACGTAATGCTTGTTTGTAGCTAGCTTCTGTTTCCTCATTAATCCATCTAGCTATTTCAGCATAACTTTTACCCTCGAATAAGCCCGTTATGATATTGTTAGTCACATTTTGGGCTAATTCATCACGGTACTTGTATAAACGCTTTGAGAGCCTCTTACCCGCTACAGGTGCATTGACGAGATTCATAATATAATCATGGTTAATTAACGGCATACTTAGTGCTATATTCTGTGACTGCTCTAGCGTATACCACAGTCCATAATATCCCTGTTCAGCTTGTTTTGCAGAATAGCCTTTGATAGTTTTTTCAACTTTCGGTGAGTTTAACTGAAGAATGGCATTAATTTCATCAGCAACACTAAAAAGTCTCTCTACTTCCAAACGGGTGGAAAAAGAAAGACTTTCTGCATTTTCTGTATAAACTTTTAACCGCTTTTTGATGTCGATTAATGATTGACGATAAACATTAAATAGCTGATTATCCGTTTCCTGGTAATTGGCTTTCTGTAGAGCCTGTAGCTCCTTCTGCCATTTGTTGAGTTGGATCATCTGGGTTCACCGCCGTTTCTTCTTCGTCGGTATTATCCGATAAACCTTTAGTATATTCTGCTTCTTCCAAGGCTTCTTTCACGTCTTCCCAATCAAGGTCAAACTGTTCGCAGATAAGACGCAAAACGTTGTCGTCGTCAAGCCGAGGTGCTACTTGCAAGATAGATTCAAGGATAATTTTTCTTGTCTCTGCTTCGGTTTTCTCATTGTTAACAATATCTGTTTCATTCACCATTACTTCTCTAGTAAACGTAAATGAAACTTCTGTTGGGTCAAATGCTTTAGTATAACGACGATTAATGTCATCAATAACAAGCTTATTCATCCATTCTAGTAAAGCTCGTAGTCTAGCTTCAGTCTTGTTGGCTTTCATGTTTAATAGTGTATAACGTGCTTTTATCACTATGTTGGTGATATTCCCGTCGCCTACTTGAGTTGAATCAAAGGCCATTCCAAACTTATAGATATTTTCTTTGTCAATCTCCATTTTGGTTTTACGCCCTTCGGTTGGAATCGTTACTGTTTTAACGTCTAAGCCCCCATCTGAACCAGTACCAACAACCTTTTTAGATTTAACATTTTGTCTTAATTTTGAAAGATCATCACCTTGGAAACCCGATACAACGTAAATGGCTTCCGCAAAATCTTGTAAATTGTTTGATAAAAAACAATTCATTAAGTCGTAATCATCTATCAGTGCCTTAATAGGCTTTAAATCCGTCGTTTCCTGTTTATTATTTGATAACCGATAAAAAGGTATTTGTCCGTAGCTTCGTTGCAATAAGCTTTCATTCTCGCTATCAACTGCTAAAACATGTGGCCTTGGATTAATTGGTTCAGCTTCATCTAATTCATAATCTTTGTTATCCTCAGCTACGAAAAAATAAACGTTCTGATCAGTCCACACTTCCGCGTGATGGATATCGACTGTCTCACCGTCTTTCTCGATTTCAGTGATATAATGACGGCAAATACGTTGTAATTCATTGTATTCGTTGTATACACCAAACACGTTTAAACTATCAGCCACTTGAAAACACAATCGATCTTCTGCATTGGTTCTTGCATAAACATACTCAAAACCTTTTTGGCTTGAACCTTCCACAAGCTCTTGTAGCACTACTTGAAATTCAGAATTGTAATACTCTGCTAAATACTCTTTAAGTTCTTCGTTTTCTGTTTCGTATTCAACAGGATTAGATAAAAGGTATTGAGTTTTTTGGTCAACAATTTCTGGGAAAAAGCCGTGCGGGATTCGTACGTTTGAAGCGTATTTGTCTTCTCGTAGTATCCCCTCATCGTCCACGTAAAAGATACGATTGTTCATGATATCATTCTCATGGTTATAGTACCGAATACCTGTCTCTGCCTCTCTTTTTGAGGTAGATTTTCGATCTTTGTCAATCGCCGCCTTTAAAGCACTGGCGATAATCTTCACGTCTTCACTAAGTAGAGCTTCCATTTACAGCCTCCTTTCTAGTATAGCCATTTATTTGTATTCTTAATTTCTCTAAGCAGACTAGCTGCACTGTCTGGTGCGTCGTCGTGCTCTGCGTTCTCTGTATAGTCTAGTATCTCGGCTATATATTCTTTGTCTGTGTCTTCAAGCCAAATTATTCGGCTCCAATACTTCCGCAAATAAGAAGATATCTTGATAAACTTATTTGTTTTTTCGTGATACTTTTGCACGTATTGACTTCGTTCGATTAGGTGTTTAGCTAAATAACCTTTATCGCCGTTCGTTTCAGTGTAAAATGTTCCAGCTTGGTAGTATTGATGTAGTTGCAATATTTCAGGTAGGCAATCATCAACGTGTTTCTGCCATTTCTTGCCAAACCCGATAATGGTTCCGTCCTTTTGCTCTTTAAAAATGGTAAATGCTGTGCTATCACCACCTCCGTATGCCGCGTCGATGTGTGCTACACCGTTATAAATAAGGTTAGTGTTATCGATATAGGTCGGTGCAGTAAATAGCGATTCACTATCAGCGATGTGTTTTAACTCGTAGTTCGCTGCAAAGAGTGACGGTGTCATAGACTGCTGTAACGCTTTACGTTGTTCTTTGTCAATTAATCCTGTTTCGTAACAATCGAATTTCTTGACGTTAGGCATTTTGGAGATGGCGTCTTCTTTATGCCAAGGCGTCCCCGTATTAATAAATCTGCCGCCTCGGTTCTTCACGTTCTGCAATTCTTGATACTGCAGCTTTGTTTTCTCTCGTTCAGCACGACTTACTCGGTCTTTAATGTTAACAATATCATCAGTGATAACGATATCCGCGTGTTTACCTGTTAATGAAGCATAAATCCCCATACCAAGTAATTGAGATGTTCCCCGGGTAGATGTTTTTAAGTTGGTATCTATCTCTGTTGTGGTTTCTTTCAAAAGCACTAATTCAACGCCATATAATGCAAATACAAGCGTTTTAAAGTATTTGCTAGATAAAACCTTAGCCACTTGTAAAATAATCTCTACGACGTCCGTATCGGTCTTACGTAAGAAGATAATATTTTTGTTGGGAAAAAGAACCATCAACAATGCAATAGCAATCGCCAATGTGGTTGTTTTAAATGAGCCACGATGAGCTAATAGCGTTTGATCGTCTTTCTCGAACAAAAAAGACTTTAACCAATCATTGTGCAATTCTGCTAAGTCGGTAAACCCAACTAAATTTCCGAAAATCACCGGGTTCGTTTTGATTAAGTTCAAATATTTTCGCTTTTTAGGGCTCATGTAGAATCATCCTCGAAAAATTGCTCGATTTCGACAGCTGCATCGGAGATATTAAGCATGCCTGAAACTTCAGTTTCTTTTCGATCTCGCCATTCGTCCGGCTTTCTATTTTTCAACCAGAAAATAGCTGCAGTTGGATTAGGAGCTACTTGTTTTTTAACCTTTTTTGTGACAACTAGCTCTGTTCTATCTTCTTTTTTCGGTAAACTTAACACAAACGATATATAGTCAGTGATTTTATTTGCTTTGTATTTATCATAAAAATTCTGATTCTGATACCACGATAACCACTGATGGTCCTTTTTACTTGAGTTGCAAGAACGACATGCAGGAACTACATTTGAAAAAGTCAACTCTCCTCCTTTTTTTAATGGGTCAAGATGATCTTTGGTTATTTCATCTGAATCACCACAATACGCACAACTGTAATTAAAATAAGCAAGTGCTGTTTCCCACTCTTCTTCTGTCAAAGCCGATTCACCGTTATGTCGTTTCTTTTGGCCGTTATCAGCCATTCGCTCTTTTGTAACTTCGGTATATTCGTAACCCACCGCACTCTTAAACAATGCATTCTCCACTTGGCGATCGACAACTTCTTTGCCTTTTTTTAAGGCTGCCGAAAGTGCCGGAAATTTTTTTACCCATTCTCTAAAAGTTGAATAAGCTACACCAATGTTTTCAGCTATCTGCTTATCGATGAGGCCATCTCGTGCCCATCCTTCAATTTTGATTAACCCTTCCTCGGTTAGCCACTCTGTGTACTTTGCCATGACCTCACCGCCTTTCTGTATAAAAAAATAAGCTAAATCAATCTTTTTAACGTTTTAAACGTATCACTTAGTAACCACATGTTGTAAATTTGCGAACAATCTTTTAAAAACGTAGTGCTATTTTTTACCCCACGTTTGTCTTCGTAATAGACTTTAATTTCGTTTTCTGTGATGGTAACAGAGTTTACACCGTCCTCAATGTGTTCGGCTTTCTCTGTTCCTTCTTCGTTCAATCGCATTGCATATTGTAAAATCATAACTATTCTTCCTTTCTGTCTAAAAAAGACACCTTCCCATTTTTTGGGAAGATGCCTTTTTCTGCGTAATTTTACTGATAACAGTATATCACGATTTATCAATGGGAATTGTCACATCATTGTCACTTTTTTCGATTTTCTTCAAAATCTGGTTATGTTTATTTCTGATATAGCCATAGCTATGCCCAAATTCCCCCGCAATTTGTTTTAACGATAGCCCTTCGATATACTTTGCTACTAAGATTTTTTGATCTAGTCCTTTAAAGCTATAAACTAGCTTTCGTAAATCGTAAATTGA